GCTGGTCGTGTGTTTCCGAATGTTCCGGTAGCGAAGCAATCTGATCGCTACTTCATCCTAAACAAGGCTGACACGATGCGTTCGGACAGCCTCAAGCGAGCGCCCGGCACCGCAGCGGCTCGTCGCGGTTATGGTCTGGACAATACGCCTACCTACTTCTGCGAAGAGTATTCGATTGCTATCCCGACTCCGTATCAGGTTTATGCAAACGCTGATCCGGCTGTTGATCCTGATCGAATTGCAGCTCAGCTTGTCATGGAAGACCTTCTCATTGACCGTGAGAAAAACTGGGTTGAAACTTTCTTCAGCACGGGTGTCTGGGATAACGAAGAAACTGGTGTGGCATCTTCGCCTGCTTCGGGTGAGACCATCCAGTGGTCCGATCAGACCTCGGGTGATCCTATCGGTGATATTCGCGCAGCCAAAGACACGCTGATGGAAACCACCGGTAAAATGCCGAACACTCTGGTTCTCCAGCGTCGTGTGATGTCGGCTCTTGAAGATCATCCTGACATCGTTGATCGCATCAAGTTTTCCACCTCTACGAACGACAACCCTGCTCGAGTCAATGAGACCACGTTGGCTGCGTTGTTTGGTGTTGAGCGTATCATGGTTGCCGGAGGCACTCAGAATACTGCCGCTGAAGGTGGAACTGCATCTTACTCGTTCATCGCAGGTAAGAGCGCCATGCTCTGCTACGCAGCACCAGCACCGTCACTGATGACGCCTTCGGCAGGATATACATTCAGTTGGAGTGGTTATCTGGGTCAGACCAACCCCATTGGTATGGCAACCAAGCGTCGTGACGACCAAGACCTCGGTTCGATCATCGTTGAAGGTACCATGTCTTATGACCAGAAGGTTGTTGCAAGCGATATGGCGTACTTCTTCGGCTCAATCGTCGCATAAGCCTGACGATATTGACTTTGATTAGGGCGGCTAGATTGCCGCCCTTTTCTTTTGTATACTACCTCAAACACTTATGGAGAAATCGTATGGCTCGTATCCCCGAACGCAAATTTGATCCCTCGCGCCCTGTCATTGCGCGCAAGTATTTCACGGCGAATGGCCGGAAGTATGCGCCTGGCGCACCACTTGATTGGCGCAGCGCTTCCATTTCTCAACGCCGTGTGATGCAGATGTTCGAGGCAGGGAAACTTATCCATAACGATAAAATGGATGTAATTGAGCGTGTAAATGCGCCTGAAGTTGCCGTTGAGGATAACTCGCTTGAGTCGCTGGACTACTATGCCGATGATCTAGACGCCATTGACGACATGAAAGAACTCCGGCGAATTGCAAACGCGGAAGGCGCACCGTATAAAGTAAGTAAGGCCGATCAACGTCAGGCCATTCGTGACCATCGCAACAAGGGGACTTACTGATGGCTACTCTTAACGACCGCGTGTTCGACAACGGCCTGACTGTTCTGGACACAGAAGCAAACGCAATTCACATCACCTCGCACGAGGCGACCAGCTACACCGACGCGACAAGCACAAGCAGCTTGGGCAACAGCACCTCGCTGTCCATCGGCGCACCGCAGGACCGCTCTGGCGGTGGGCGTGAGGTTGTGGTTGCAGCTATCAGCGATGGGTCTGTTACTGGCACTGGCACTGCAACCCACTACGCCATTGTGGACACCTCGAACAGCCGCTTGCTTGCCACCGGCTCACTCACGGCTTCGCAGTCTGTGACCTTGGGCAACACCTTTACTCTGTCGTCTGTTGCAATCGGCATCCCTGACCCTGCTTGAGGCTTTGAATCATGACTAAACTCGTCAACCGCGCAAAAATGACCACGACCACCACTGGCACAGGGACACTTACTCTTGGGGCAGCGGTTGACGGGTATCAGACCTTCGCTACCGCTGGTGTGGCTGATGCTGATGTGGTGCGCTACGTCATTGAGGATGGTGACGCTTGGGAGATTGGCACAGGCACTTACACGTCCACTGGCACAACCCTAAGTCGGACGCTTGGGGAGAGCAGCACAGGTTCACTATTGAACCTGTCTGGAGATGCAACTGTGTATATCACTGCCGCAGCGGGCGACCTGCAATCCGCCGCTGACATGGACCAAGGCGTAGCCACAACTGACAGTCCGTCCTTCGCTGGACTAACCGCCACAGAAGGCACCTTTTCGCGCCTCAACGTCGGGGCTGATCTTGAGTGGAACGCAAGCACAGACACTTACACGGCCAACACCACGCCCAACACGGTCACTAAAATTCACCAAGGCATGAAGCGGTGCATCCTGAACGCGGACGGGTCGGTCAATTACTACCTAGACCCCACTGATAGCACCAATAAGCTGGATGGGACGGCGGCCAACATCGACGGCACCGACGGGAACGTCATGGTGGAAATCCCGAAGTTCTACTTTCGACAGGTACGAAACGGCAGCACGCTTATTTGGCAGGTATCTGACGTGCCTCTTGCGGGTTATCAGCTACACCCGGCGTTTTTCAAGAACGGCGAGATCGTGGACTTCCGATACATGGGGGCGTATGACGCTTGCTACCTTGACGCGACCGACAGCACCTATAAGTCCGGGTTAAACCTTGATGACATGACGGGAAATCTAGACTTGTCCAACGACATGTTGGCAAGTGTGTCGGGTGTATACCCGCTTGTGGGCGTGACGCGCGGCGAGTGTCGTTCCCTTGCTGAGAATGTTGGGACCGGGTGGAGAGTTCAGGACTTCTGGCTGACTTCGGCTGTGCAGATGCTCTATCTGGTCGAATATGGCGACTTCAACAGCCAAGCAAATCTTGGCTCGGGCAACACCAACGGCTCCTACACCGCCAACTCCGCCGACCAGAACGACAGCCCGCACACCATTGCAGGTGCCTCTAACTCATGGGGCAATGAGTCCACAGACGGATCGCAGCCTAGCGCAGGCGCGAAGCCCGGCACGGCCTATATGTCCTACCGGGGGATCGAGAACTTCTTTGGCAACTGCTGGAACTGGGTGGACGGGTTCAACATCGGCATTGTCGAAGATCGGGACGCTTGGGTGTCGAACCACGATGCGGATTTTGCTGACAACACCAACACGAACTATGACAAGATCGGCGGCACAATGCCTATCAGCAACGACTACGTCACGGACATTCAGAACATTCCGGGGGCGTTTCTTCCGGCAAGCGTGGGGGGGTCGTCCAGCACATATCTGACCGATTATTTCTTTCAAAGCACAGGGAACCGCGTCGCTCGTTTCGGTGGGAGTGCGAGTGATGGCGCGCGTGCCGGGGCGTTCTGTTGGGCTGTGAGTTTTTCCTCGGGTAGTGCGAGTCGGATTTTCGGCGCGCGGCTCTGTTACTAATAGAAACACAAGGATAGGGTGAATGCATCAACTGCCGAGCAGCCACGTCACTCATTTCGGTGAGAATGCGAATAATGGCACGCATGCCAGGGCGTTCTATTGGAATGTGAATAATTCCTCAGGTAATGCGAATCGGAATATCGGCACACGGCTCAACCCCTACACATATCGTGATGGTGCATCATCCTCACCTCTTGGTGAAATAGCTGGCCACAACAGTTTGGTAAATACGTTGAAGAACTGGGCTTGGGGGAACAGAACATGAAACGGCACGGGAACCTATGGGCGCAAGTCTGTGACATAGAAAACATCAAGGCTGCTCATTATGCCGCCAGAAAAGGTAAGGCGCATTACACAGAAGTGCGATGGGTGAACGCTAATGAGGAGGCGGCGTTAAAGCGTATTCAGAAGATGCTTTTGAGTAAGTCTTTCAGCACCAGCCCTTATCAAATTGAAGATAGGTTTGATGGGCGCAAGGTAAGAACCATCCACAAGCTACCTTACTACCCTGATAGGATCGTCCAGCACGCTCTTGTGCAAGTATGCGAGCCGATCTGGAAGGGATCATTTATCCGCGACACATTCCAATCCATCGTAGGGCGCGGGACACATGACGCGCGGAAGCGGGTGGAAGCGGAGGTACGTGAAAACCCCGGCCTCTATGCGCTGAAATTCGATATCCAGAAATACTACCCTAGCGTCAATAATCACATCTTAAAGCATCAGGTGCGGCGCAAGATCAAATGCTCTGACACGCTTTGTCTGATCGACAACATCATTGATAGCAACCAAGGCTTGCCCATTGGGAACTACACCAGCCAATATTTCGGGAATGTCTATCTCTCGGCATTTGATTGGTGGGTGAAACAGGAGCTTCGGCCTGTCGGGTATTTCCGGTATTGCGACGACCTCGTATTACTAGCGCATACCGCAGAGGAAGCACATGGCTACCGGGTGCAGGCTTTTGAGCGGCTGCACGAGGCGTATGGCCTGACCGTAAAGCCAGATTGGCAGGTTTTTCCTGTCGATGCTCGCGG